AGCGGTAGTCGATTCCTCTCCTTTGCGGCACCCCCGGCCACCGTCTTTCTACTTCTGCTGCTCCTAGGTTGTGCGGCCCACAAGCCCATGCAGAACAAGCCCCCAGACGACCGCAGACTCTTCCGCGAGTGCACCGAGACCGTGCCAGCCCACCCTGACACCTACCGCCACTTCATCTGTGTAGACCGCTACAACAACCAGTGGCAAGTGCTTATCAGGGCTGGGGCATCGGCCTTAAATGGGCTTCCCCAACCATGATGCGCTGGAACATGCTGCCGATCCCTGACGATCCCAAGTCGGAGGCTTCGAAGTGGGTGATGCGCTGGAACGCGCTCGGCTCGTTATACTTCTTCATAAAGCATGTGCTTGGCCGGGACATGCTTAGCCCTGTGCTGCACCAGCCTATACTGGCGCGGTTTGAGCCGGTCAGGCCTAGGGTGCTGTTTGAGATGCCCCGTGACCACCTGAAGACCACGATGATAACGGAGGGCCGCAGCATATGGCGGGTGCTTCCGGTCACGCCAGCGGATGAGGCTGCGTTCCGTGACCTAGGATACGATGACGAGTTCATCGCTTACATGAAGCAGGTGCATAATCCGGCGCGGCGGATAGCGATTGTCACTAACACGGCGGACAACGCCATCAAGCTGGGCAAGCGGTTCGACTACCACTTTCAGGATAACGCGATTTTTCAGAGATGCTTTTCGGATATCCTGCCATCCAGCAAGCAGTGGTGGAACGATGAGACCAAGCTGATTGGAGGCACGGCGCACGGGCCTAACGGAGAGGGTACGTTCGACTTCTTGGGGGTAGGCGGGGCGCTCCAGTCCCGGCACTACGTGGACATGATTGAGGACGACTGTGTGGGCAAGGATGAACTGGAATCGGCGTTGATGATGGAGAAGGTCATTGCCTATCACAAGCTGCTCATAGGTGCTCTGCTCAGCGTTAAGAAGGCTGAGATCACGGTGGTCAACAACCGGTGGTCGCCCACCGACCTGAGCAGCTTCATCCGCAAGCTGAATGATAAGGTACCGGAAAGCCGCAAGTACGTCATTGAGCACCATTCGGCGCTGGGTGGCTGCTGCCCGGAGCATCCAACGGGCGTGCCCATTTATCCGGAAGAATTTTCGCTGGAGGACTTTGCGGAGATTCGTGAGGTGCAGGGGCCGTACTTCTTCAGCCATCAGTATCTTAATCTGCCCGTGGCCCCGGAAGAGTGCATCTTCAAACCGGAGTGGCTGCGCTTCTGGCACCCGGTGAAATCGCCTATCAGCGACCGGCATTGGCTGGGGCATGAGCTGGCAGAGGGGGAGAAGATGGCTGACATCAATCCTTACACGCTCATCAAGTCTATGGTAATCGACCCTAACCATGCGGAGGAACGTGGCCGGTCACGCCATGCGGTGGTGGTGACGGGGCTTGATCCGGAAACTGATCGAATCTACTTGCTAGACTTGTGGGCCAAGTCGAGCAGCTATGACGATCTGGTGACCGCCATTTTCAAGCTGGCGAAGCTATGGAACCTGAAAGAGTGCTGGGTCGAGAATATCGCGGGGCAACGGCTGCTGCGGTACCCCATTGAATACCGCCAGAAGGTGGATAAATACAACCTGAGCGTGCGGTACGATCTGAAGACCAGCCGGGGGGAGAATGCCAAGCGGGACCGCATCGAGAGTCTTGAGCCGCTTTTCCGGAACCATCAGATTTGGGTGAACCGGCAGGACCATTCGGACTTCCTTGCCGAGTATTATGGATATCCGGGGTTCCCCACCAAGGACATCCTCGACGCCCTAGGCTACAGCCTACAGACGTGGAACACGATTCACGCCAAGCGGGTGCTGGATATTGTGAGGGCCAAGCGGGACCGGTGGGCTGCCCGTAAGACCCGTACAGGATATTGATAGAATTGATTATATGGCCGACAAGCATGAAATGGTAGACGCCGACTTTGGCAAAGGGCCAAACGAGGAAATTGCCTGCTACGTACACGAGCAGTTAACCTCGTTAATTGAAGGACATAGAGACCTGCACAAGAACCGGTTGCCTAAGTGGCGCAAGGCATACCTAGGCCGCCCGGCGGAAGAGTCCAGAAACTTCCCCTTCCCCAATGCCGCTAACACCGTGGTACAGGTGATTGGCGAGACCGTCGACACGATGGTGGCAAGGGTAATGGGGCTGGTGTGGGCCACGCACCCGTTGTGGGCATTTCTGAGTTATGTCAAGTCGGGGTCACCCATCGAGATGAAGCGCAATGAGGAGGAACGGCGCACGCTTGAGGACTTCATGGACATCGTGGGGTTCGAACCGTCCGAGCTGAATCTGCATGAGGTCGAGGCGCTGTGGTACACCGACGCTGCCAATCTGGGTACCTCGTTCGTTGGGCTTAATGTAGACAATCAGGAGGAAGCGGTAGTCACCGGCTACACCGAGACCAAGGACAAGTTCAAGGGTACGCTCCGCTCCATTTACGAAGGGCCGAAGGTATGCAACCTGCGGCACGAAGACATCGTCAGTGATCCGGCGCGGTCACTGGAGGCGTCGTTGTTTGTGGCTAAATGCTGCCACCTGAAACGGTTTGAGCTGGAGGAGCGGGGATTCAAGCGGCATTACAGCAAGAAAGCGGTAGCGACGCTAATGGAGCATCCTGACCGGCACCAGCCGATTGAGCAGGTAAGGCAAGAGAATTCAGATCAGGGGATCACGACACCGCCACGGCCAGAAAGCACAGCCGAGTGGGACTTGTGGGAATGCTACCTGCCTTGGTGGAACGCAGGCCGCAAGTACCGGCTGATAGTCACCTACCACGTGGCCACACGAACAGTGGTGCGGCAGGTGTTTAACTTCTTCCCCAACAATGAGTTACCAATTAAACGGGCCAAATTAGGATACAGGACCAACGGATTGTACGGACACGGATATGCGGAACTGCTTGAAATCTATCAAGAAGAACTTAGCACTGTCCACAACCAGCGTCTCGACAACGCTACTGTGGCCAATATCCGTGCTCTGCGAGTATCCCCTCGGGCTAGGGCGCTTGATGCTAATTGTGAATTATTCCCTGCGGCTCTACTCATTGGTGAACAGAATGAGATCGAATCGGTTCAGGTAGGCGATGTTTACCCTAGCACCTTCAAGAACGAGGAAATGACGCTTGAACTGGTGGCCCGGCGTGCTGGCATAACGCCTGCGGTGAGTGGCGCGGGTACCGGCGGGATGATGCGACGTCCCCAGCAGTATTCGGCGCAGGGCACGCTGGCCGTCATGCAGGAGAACAACTCAGTAGTCGGCTTTGCCACCAGCGAGTTCCGCCATGCCCACACCCAGCTTGGCTCAAGTCTGGTGCATATGTACGCCAAGTTCGGCACGGCGGGTAAAGAGGCGATGTTTGGCATGGATGCTCAACTGCTCCAATCGGCCCTAGATAAGTTTGCACAGGAGCGGGGGCTGCATATTCCAATCCGAGCCAGCACCGGGTCGTTGAACCGGGAGATTGAGAAGCAGACCGGTGTAATTGTGGCTGGCCTGCTACAGCGGCACTACACCGCTACCGCTCAGCTGATCCAAGCTATGGCTAATCCTATGGCCCCGCCTGACGCCAAGGAGTATTTCAATTCGGTCATACTGGCAACTGAGTTGCTGCATAAGAGGATCATAAAGGACTTTGGTTATGAACGACCAGAACTCTTCGTCCCAGAAGCAAAGGGAACAAGTCAACCACAAGGTGGTGGAGCTTTACCTCAAGGGGGAATGGCCTCCGGTGGGGCACCCCCTCAGGGCGCTGGGGCAGCTGCCTCCGGAGGTGGTCAAGGATTGGTTCCACAGCCCGGTGTGGGTGGCGCTGGTGGAGGGATTGCACCTCTACCAGTCAGATAGCAATAGACTTGCCATTAACACCACGAAGCCCCTCGGCATTCGTGACGCGGCCTGCGGTATAATCCAAGCAGTGGACTATATCCTAGAGATACCGGTCCAGCTTGAAAGCCTATGGAAAGTAGCCAAGGAAGCAAAGGAGAGTAAATAGTTATGCCAAACATATTCACCCGCAATCAACGTGAAGAGGCCGATCCGGCCAACGCAGCCCCTGAGACCAAGCCCCCTGAAAAGAGTGCAGCCGAGCTTATCGCTGAATCGCTGAAGCCCCTGCTTGAGGGCCAAGCCGCGCTGGCTGAAGCAGTCAAAGCCCAAGGGGAGAGGCAGGCGTCTTTTGAGCAGCGTTTTACCAAACAGCCCTCTGAGGCCGATGGCGCACCCCAACGCACCAGCTTCTTCGACGACGAGGACAGGGCGTTCAATGAGAGGGCGGCGGGGTTGGCTATGCGACAGCTGGCCAGCGATGCCCGGTATGAGCGGGATCAGGTGTTTCAGGACTATCGGGACTCGGGGTATGGGGACTTTCTGAAGGAGTGCCGTGCAGATATTGACAAGATTTTGGAGGGTACTTCGCTGGTGGACGCAGCGGGACACCCACTTAGAGGCAACCCGGAGTATATCCGCAACACCGTGGACATGGTTATCGGCAGAATGGCTCGGAAGGCCAATCTAAAGTTCGGTGGCAAGGACCGTGGCTTCTTCACCGAGGGGGCATCAAGCGGCACCGGGGACTCGACTGAAGCGGCATCGGCCCAAGAGGGCTTGACCGCTGGACAGGTTAAAGCGTTTAAGAAGTGGGGTATACCGCTCGAAGAGGGTAAGAAGACCGTGGCCAAAATGGCGTTTGTCCACTAAGGAGAGGGTATGAAGTACTTGGAGGGTAGCTTCAGCGTAGCGGTGGGGCAGCACCAGATGTCGGATGCCGAGTACGCATTGCGGGTGGGTAACATAACGCAGGATGAGTTCGATCAACTATTGACTAAAGATGTGTTATATGATAAGGAGAGTAAGGCATGCTGACTAATGAGACCAACCGGGCCATCCGTGACAATGTTGTCACCGATGCCAATGCCAATGTAGCGGACCCCCGAACACACGCGGAGGTCAGGCTGCTTAGCCCCGACGCGGCATTATTGCTGAATAAGAGTCTGGTGGCCAAGCCCCTGATGGTCCCCGAGCTATGCTCATTGCACATTAAGAATACCGAGTACCGGTATCGCTGGGTCAACTCGCAGGGCAAGAATGGCTACATGTATACCTTGCGCCGGTCACAGGGCTTTACCAATGCCACGACCGATGATGCGGTAGTTTTGGGTGGAGACGCGGTTGCCACCAACGGGGAGATTCGTTCGGGAGATGTGATCCTGATGAAGCTCCGGCAGGACATCTACGACGCGGCCATCAAATACAACATTGAGAAGGCGCTGGTCCTGCAACGCAGCCGGGGCATGTACCTGAAAGATGCGTCGAGCGACGTGTTCAGCGATGCGGTGGCCAAACGGGAATCAATTACCAATGCGGTTCCGGTGGCTGCGGGTGCGTTTATACCGGATAACCCGGACGCTCTTATCAGTGGCTCAAGCCAAGCGGCTGCTAGAGCCAACATTGAATCAATTCGTGAGAACGCGAGGAAGCATCCTGAAAAGACCATTTCGGGGCATCCCGTGAATGAAGTTTAAGAGGACTAGATATGGCCATCAGTGCAATTCCTATTCTGCCGGTTGAGGATACTGCCGGTTCTGGTTTTAAGGCATTCCGCCTGATTGAAGAGTCTGCGCAGACATTTTTGGCAGGCACCCCGGTCAGCATTGCCTCCGGTGACGGTGGTGTGCAGGCGTGGGTCGCCAATACCCAAGGTCCGGGTCAGGGTGGAGTTGCTGGCATCTCTTACGAGGCCGCATCCAACCTTGGCTCCACGGGTAGCGGTGCACCGACCCCGATGGCTCCGTTTACGGGAGTGGGCGCGGTGGCTGGAACTTTTGGCTCGGTGCCTAATCAGTCGAGTGCCAAGAATATCGCACACGGTGCGCCACTGAACGACGGGCGCGTGGGCTTTATTCTGCCTACGCCTTCAACGGTGTTTAGTGCTATTTTGGGTAACAACGGCAACCCCGTGACCCCAGCTAATACTGATGTGGGCAAGCAGTATGGCTTGACCATTGACAGCGGCAGCAAGTACTGGTATGTGGACCGCAACAAAACAACGGCGGGTACCAACACAGTGTTGACGGTGATTGCTTTGGATTTGCGTGACGCTCCGGCTAGCGGGACTCGCGTGTTGTTCGTATTTTTGCCGAACGTGGTTAACCTGCTGGCGTAATGACAGCAGCGTAGGAGATTGTTATCTTATGATGGTTCGTGGACAGTTCGCACAGACACTCGCTCCGGGCGTGCATCACTGGTTCCTGCATTTTCTAGACCTCCAGATGCGCGAAGAAGAGTACTCGACGGTGTTTAACATCGAGAACTCTACACAGGAGTTCGAGGACGAAGTTGAGATGGCAGGCGTGGGAATCATGCCCGAAAAGCCAGAAGGTTCTGCGGCCATCTATGACGACCTTATTCAAGGTGCTACCAAGCGTTATGTCCACCTGACCTATGCGCTTGGATCACGTGCTTCATGGGAACTGATTGAAGATGACCAGTACGGCCTCATCAAACAGGTGCCTAAGGCACATGCACGCAGCGCAATGTTTGCTCGTGAGATGGTCAGCTGGAACGTGTTTAATCTCGGGTTCAGCACCATTACCACGACCGATGGCGTCAGCCTGTTTAATACCCAGCATCCGTTGCTCGGTGGAACAGCTGCCACTAACGTCGCGCCGGGCCTGACCAACGTGATTGCTGCGGCTGGAACCTATCCCAACCGCCCGACGACCGACGTTGATCTGAGCTTCACCGCCATCCAGCTGATGGTTAATCAGTTTGAACGGCTGATTGATTCTCAGGGCATCCCGGTGCGTGTGAAGCCGCGCACGGTGCTTATCCCACCGGAGCTGAAGTTTATCGCTCGTGAGATTCTGGGCAGCGCCGGTAAGCCTTATACCTCGGATAACGAGCTTAATGCGTTGCTGGGTGAGGAGCTTAAATTCCGGGTGGTGCACTACCTTACCAGTCAGAGCGCATGGTTCGCTGTGGCTGACAAAGAGGGCCACCAGCTTAAACACTTTGATCGTCATCCTATTGACACTGACTATGATGACG